TTCTGGAACTGAAATTGTTGGTGCTGGTGTAACATCTTTTAACGAACAGTTAAGTGCTACACAATCAATCACAGAAGTTGATGTAAACTTTAATAATACTGCGGGTAACTACCACATCTTTGTTCCAAACATTACAGCGGCGATTGCTAGTAAAAACTTATATGCTTTTGCTACTACAGCAGTAAACGCTGATATAACGGCTGGAAGATTTACAGTAGAATTAGAATACTCAGTATTTTAAAAATTAATGTGGGGGCTTCGGCCCTCACAGTTTCTTAATTAAGGAGGGAAACATGGCAGACACAGTAACAGGACCAACTATCTTACAACAAAACGATAAGAGAGTTGTTATTAAAATAGTAAACCAATCAGATGGAAGCGGTGGAACAACTGTATTCGCAGATGTATCTGCACTAGCGGCTAACGCCCAAGGGCAGTCTTGCACTACAGTAAGTTTACAAAGAGTTTGGTGGTCATGTTCAAATGGAGATGGTCAAGACTCTTTTGCTCGTTTAGACTATGAAGATTCTGATGGAGATATTCCAATCGTAACTTTAATAGATTCTGGATATTGGGATTTTAGAGAATTTGGTGGGATACCAGCAAATACTTCATCTAACTCAAATCAAAACGATGTAAATTTTGTTGTACCAGGTGCAGCTGATTCTGGAAATACTTATACAGTTATTGCAGAGTTTATAAAAAATTACTAGGAGGGTAGATGGCTAATACTACTTCTGGAACAGTAACGTTTGATAAAACTTTTGCAGTCGATGAGATTATTGAAGAGGCATACGAAAGAATTGGATTACAAGCTGTTTCGGGATATCAATTAAAAACGGCAAGAAGATCTCTAAACATTCTTTTTCAAGAATGGGGTAACAGAGGTGTTCACTATTGGGAAGTTGGAGAAACCAATATAGATTTAATTGAAGGCCAAACAGAATATAATTTTTTTAGATCATCAGGTGATGGAACGAGTTCAACAACCAATGCACCGTCAAGTGTTTTTGGTGTAGCTGATATATTAGAAGTAACTCTTAGAACAAATAGAACTCAAACCACACAAGCGGATCAAGCACTTTCAAAAATAAATAGAGCAGCGTATTCTGCATTATCCAACAAACTATCTAAAGGAACCCCTTCTCAGTACTATGTTCAAAGACTTATTGATAAAACAACACTTACTGTTTATCCAACAGCAGACTCGTCTAATGCATCAAAAGATTTACATATTTATTTTGTAAAAAGAATTCAAGACGTAGATGCTACATACACTGATGCAGTGGATATTCCATATAGATTTGTGCCTTGCATGGTGTCAGGGTTATCTTATTACCTAGCACAAAAGTATGCACCAGATAGAATACAAACAATGAAATTATTATATGAAGATGAATTTGCAAGAGCATTAGCAGAAGATGGATCCTCTACTAGTTCATTTATTACACCTAAAACTTATTTTGGTGAGGGAGTCTAATGACAGGATTTGCAAGAGGTAAACATGCTAAAGCAATATCAGATCGATCGGGTATGGAGTTTCCGTACCGTGAAATGGTTAAAGAATGGAATGGATCTTTAGTTCACATATCAGAATACGAATCTAAGCACCCACAACTAGAGCCACGTGCTTATGCTGGTGATCCGCAAGGATTAAAAGACTCTAGAACTGATCGAACAGAACCAGAGCCATTAATATTATTACAACCAGATTCATTTGAAACAATGGCTTCAGGATCCGGTATTATAAATGTGTCTGAAAAAGGTCATGGTCGATCAACTGGAGACACAGTTAGATTTAGAGGACCTATTTCTACAACATCAGATCCAGATGGTTTTGAAAATCCTAAAAGTTTTGATGGTATTAGTGGATCAAACATTGCAAAGACAGCAGGTTATTCAATTACAGTAGGTAGAAAAGATTCTGGTGGTAGTGTAATTAGTGGCACGACCGATGATTTTTATACCTTTACTGTTGATACCAATACCGCTACAACAGGAGGAGTATCTGGTGGAGGAGAGTTTTGCACCTCTGGACCAGCTACATTAGAGAGTTAATATGTCAGGAATAAGTTATACAAATTTAAGAACAAAAATTAGAGACTACACAGAAGTGAGTAGCACGGTTTTATCTGACACTATCATTGAAGGTATTGTGTTAGATGCTGAATATAGAATATATAGAGATGTTCCAATCGATGCTTATAGAGATATTCAAGTTACTGCTTTTACAACTAACCAAGATTTTTTAAATTCACCTGCAGGTGCACATGTGGTTAGAGCAGTGCAAGTATTTGATGCAACTTCTGGGTCAACAGGTGCTAATAAATATTTAATTAAAAAAGATGTAACGTTTTTAGAAGAATATATTTCAGCAAACACTTCAACCGGACAACCTAAATATTACGCAATGGGTCAAGGTGGAACTGGAGATGGCGCAACAAACTCAGGTAAAATTAGAGTCGTTCCTGTACCAGATGCAGCGTATGTAGCTCAAATACATTTTACAAAAATTCCAGATAAATTAGAAGCAAGCAGTAACGAAACAAGTTACATTAGTTTAAATTTTCCAAACGGTTTATTGTATGCATGTTTGGTAGAAGCTTTTGGATTCTTGAAAGGTCCAGCAGATATGATACAATACTATGAAAAAAGATATCAAACTGAAATACAAAAATTTGGAGGCGAACAAATAGGACAACGTAGAAGAGATGACTACACTGATGGTACGATCAGAATACCCGTCAACTCTCCAACACCGTAGGATATAAAATATGGCATCATCATTTTCAACATTAGGAATAGAACTTATAGCAACTGGAGAAGCATCAGGTCTTTGGGGAGATAAAACGAATGTTAACCTACAAATGTTTCAAGAAATTACATCTGGTTATGTTGCAAAATCTATTGCAGGAAGCGCAGCAACCACTGCATTAAGTATTACAAATGCTACAACAGGTAGTGATGCAAGACAAGCAGTTATTGAATTAACAGGAACAATAACAGGAAATCAAATTGTAACAGTTCCAGACTCATTAGAAAAAGTTTATATTGTAAAAAATGCAACATCAGGATCACACACAGTTCAGTTTAAAACAGCTTCAGGAACTGGAGTTACTTTTGCTGCAACAGAAAAAACTTCAAAATTAGTTTTTGCAGATGGAACAAATATTGTCGATACAGGTTTTGCATTAGGTGTAGCTGCTGATGATATTTCAACAGGAGATGCTGCAGTCACAATCGCAACATCAACTGGAGATATTACAATAGACTCACCTGCTGATATTGTTTTAGATGCTGACGGTGCAAACGTAACTTTTAAAGATGGTGGCACCTCTATTTTAGATATTGCAAATAGTTCTTCAGATGTAGAACTAACGGTTAGTGTTGCTGATAAAAATTTTAAAATAAAAGGAACAGATGATTCATCAGCGATAACGGCATTAGATATTGATATGGCGTTAGCAGGAAAAGCTACGTTTAATGGAGATGTGGTAGTCGGTGGAGATCTTACAGTTACAGGCGATGATATCGTTATGGGAACAAATACCTCAGGTAATTTATTAATTGCAGATGGCACAAATTTTAATTCAATAGCTGTTGGAGATTTATCAGAAATATCTTCTGTAGCATCTGATGATGTATTGATGGCAGTAGATACCTCTGGTGGTGGTCTTAAAAAAATAACAAGATCTAACCTCGTATCTGGTCTTGCAGCTGGAACAATGAGTAATGTTGTCGATGATACTTCGCCTCAATTAGGTGGTAATTTAGATACTAATAGTTTTAATATAGCTTTTGATGATGCACATGGAATTAATGATGAAAACGGAAATGAGCAAATTATATTTCAAACAACAAGTTCAGCTGTCAATCAATTTGACATAACAAATGCTGCAACAGGTAATGCACCAAAACTATCTTCAACGGGCGGTGATTCTAATATTGATTTAGAAATTGAAGCAAAAGGAACAGGACACGTAACTGTTAGGGGTAATGATAATTCAGGTGCCATACAATTTAATTGTGAACAAAATACACATGGTCAAATATTAAAAGCACAACCACACTCAGCAGCAGTTACAAATGAATTGTTATTACCAGATGGTTCTAACTCAACTCTAGTATCACTTGTTGCCACTCAAACTTTAACAAATAAAACTTTAACATCACCTAAAATTGGAACTGCACTTTTAGATACAAATGGAAATGAACTTGCAAAAGTTACAGCGACAAGTTCTGCAGTAAATGAATTTACAATAGCGAATGCCGCTACAGGAAATGACCCTACATTATCAGCGACAGGTGGTGATTCAAATATTGACATTGCTATTAAACCAAAAGGCACTGGAGAAACAGTTGTTGGAACAGGTGCAGCAGATGCAACCATAACTTCTAGTGGTGCTCACAATTTAATTTTAGATACTAATTCAGGGACAAACTCAGGTGTAATTACAATCGTAGACGGTGCTAATGGTAATATTACTATTACACCAAATGGATCAGGAAATATTGTTCTTGATGGACTTACATTTCCAAATGCTGATGGATCAGCAGATCAGGCCTTAGTTACAGATGGGTCTGGGACTTTAAGTTTTGGAGCAGCAGGAATAACAACAGGAAAAGCTATTGCAATGGCAATTGTTTTCGGCTAAAAGGAGTAAATTATGGCAAATCCAAATATAGTATCAGTAACAAGTATTAAAGGTGAATCGGTCGGATTTGCTTTATCAAACACTGTAACTACAACTTTGATGACAGTGGCCTCTAATAAAATTGTAAAAATAAATAGAATTACAGTTGCAAATGTCGATGGAAGTAACGCGGCTGATGTAACTCTTTCAGTTACAAAATCAAATTTTACCCCAGAT